CTGAGGTCGAGTGAGCAGCTCCACGCTGCCGAACGCTCGCCGCACCGACCGGTTCTCATACGACATGAACCCGAACGGTGTTTTCCACGTCAAATTGTCCACATACGCACCCACGGACTGGCGGGGGAAGTTGACAATGATCGGTTCCACCTGCTGCACCAACGCCCACAACGACGCACGATCCGCCGCATACACGTTGAGATCCAAAACGGGGGTGGACTCGTACTCCTGACCGCCCGAACCCGCCGGGATGCGCTGCACAAGAATCGCCGGCAGCGGGTCCGTTGGTGGATCCCAGTTCAACGGCATCTCCGAATACACGGCGACCGTGGGAAGGTTCGTTTTCAACCACCCGATGAGAGCCTTCTCCACATTGGGGAACACGCCAATAAGCTGCATGTCACCCCTCCGTGTAGGTCAACAGAATCTCCGAATGAGGCCGCACAGCCCAGAACGTGCGCGGGAAACTCTGCGTCTGGTAAGTGCGGCCGCGCCACACCACCTCATCCCCCGGACCGATCCAGTCCTGCGGTTCGTTCGTCAACAGCTGCCAACGGTTCTGAGACGGATCCTCTTCACCCTTCTCCAACGACATGCGACTGTTCGCCGGATTCACCGTGCACCGGGTGAGCGTTGTCTCCACCCACTCGTCGACGGGAACACCGTCGTCGTCAGACGGGTTAGGGTTCTGCGTGGACCGTTGCCGGATCACCACCGTCTCGTTGTGAACCCCCATCAGAAGCCCTCCAGCGAACCATCGTGACCACCCCAACCCTCACCGAACTGCCACGCCTGCGGGTCGCCCGGCTCCGAAGTCAACCAGTCCGCCACACCCAACACGGACGTGGGGAAACTCCCGGCAGGAAGCGCAACCAAAGGTGAAGTAGCGGTAGAGCCGCCCTCGAAAACGTCAACCATCCACGGCTGGAACGTCAACCACTGATCCGTCGCCGGACCCTCAAGGGTGACCGTCACCGACTCCATACCGGAAACCGTCTGATACGACTTCGCGTTCACCGGCACGTCCGTGGACACGCCGAGAATCGCAATTACCGACCACACAACAACGTCGCGAACATCCAACGTGTTCACTTCATTGTTCGAGATCCGGTTCGGTGTATCCGGCCACTGCCGCAGAATCGCCCGCTCAACCGTGTCGATCAGGAACGGTGCACGGTTTTCCTCATCGGTGGAAAGGGTCCGCCATGCGTTACCCACATCAGCGGGTTGTGCCCAAATGCCCATGACGGACCCTTCCACTCAACTCAAACGGCCTCGATGAACCCGAGGTCAAGGAGACGCTGAATCTCGTCAGCGGTAACCGACGCGGGAACCTGAGCGCCGCGGTACAGGTACCGTTCGTACGCGGTGTTGACGTGCACGACGGTCGCTTCGACCTTGACCACGTGCCGCGGTGCCACAACATCCGCGGGAGCCTCAGCAGGGGCCGCATCCTTGGACGAGTCAGCCATCAGAGACCCGTTCCCGTGATCGTGATCGCCGCCCTGTAGTCAGTGACCACCGGGACAGTGACGCGGCGGCAGCGAAGCAGCCACTTGTCCGACTTCTCTTCACGGATCGACTTGGCCTGAACGCCAGGAGCGCCCGCCTGGTTCGTCGTGGAGTAACCGGGCGACTGAATGTTCTCATCCGCCATACCACCGAGCATGTCCGTGTCCACCAGGATCGGGTTCGTGGTCGGCGTGTACTTCGACGTGACCCAGTTCTTACCCAGGTAGTTCTGCAACACACCACTATTGACAATCGGGTTCCCAGCCTCACGAGGCAGCGAGTTCGCCTTCAGGAAGCTGCCCGCGATCTTCGCGAACTGAAGCGGGGTAACGATCACGGTGTCGTAGTCGTACGTTCCGAACTCGATGTACTCCTGCGATGCGGTCGCATCGGCCTGAAGCACCGAGTCGATGATCGCACCCGCGTCGATAGCGGCCCCGGTCGAGGGGGCGGCTGAGGCGTTGCCGGTCCACGGAGCCAGCGACGCGAACGTGGTCGTCGCCTTCGCGGCGATAACACCCAGAGCGACAGAATCGACCTGCTTCACCATGCCGTTCGCGAGCTTCGTCAGCGCACGCTCAACCGGCTGGAACCTGTCACGGCTGATCTCCTCATCCGTGACGGGGGTGTCGAAGCCCCACTTGACCGTCTTCGCAGCAGCGATCTCGCCACGCGTCATCGAAATCAGCTTGTACTCGCCGCCCGGTGCGACAGCTTCCGGAGCGTCCGCCGGGAACAGCACCTCACCGGTCTCGTACAGGATCGCCCCGCCGACGGCCTCGTAGTGCGCCTGAAGGAGGAAGTCCGCGATGAAGTGCTGCGCGGTCAGATCCTGAAGACGCTTCCGAATCAGATTCGGGGACTTCAGGAAATAGGAAATCTGCTCCGTAGTGCCGTCACCAAGGACGGTAACTGCCGGAGCAGGGTACGTGTAGTTAGCCATTACGCTGCCCTCTCTATCGGTTCAGCTTGATCGAGGCAGTAGCCCCAGCAGCCGCAGCCGCAAGCGCAATGCCAATAACAGGGTTCGCGCCGGCGGTCGCAACCTGACCGTTGGCAGCAGCGGCAACAGAGTCACCCGCAGCAATCGCGGACGCAGCAGTGAGACGCTGCACACCCGCGGACTGAACAGCAATCAGGTCACCCACGGCACCGTCATACAGGGCCACACCAACGACCTTCGCGGACGCGGCACCGGCCGGCTGGACCGAATTGTCCGTCGTGATCTCAACGAGCTGACCACCAGTCACGGCAGCCGACACGGTGAGAGAAATCGCATGTCCGGGCTGGAACAGCGGAGCGTAATCAGCCATCGTCAGGCCCCCTTCTTCTCAGTGTTGAAGAACTTCTTGTAGAAGGCTTCCTCGTCGTCATCCGGGGCAGCATCCACACCACCGGTTGAACCCTTCGCCTTCACGGAGAACCCCTCCGAGGCCTCCAGCTTGTTCAGCCACTCGGTGGTGCCTTCCTCGTCCTTCTCCATCAGGGCAAGGTAGTGCTCGCGGCGCGCCGGCGGAATCTTGCCGTCCGTGATGGCCTGAGCGACGATCCTCTCGCGCCGATCCTCGATCTGCTGCGCGCGAGCCTCACGGCCCTCGCGGGCAGCAGCAACAAGATCGTTGTACTGCGCCTCATCGATAACGCGGGTGCCCTCAGGGAGCGTGTTCTTAGGAGCCGCGATGCGGTCGATGGCAGCGAGAACGCTGTCCTCGTCCAGATCGGCCTCGGCGCTGAAGCCGAGCCGTTCGCGGATCCGGCTGGTGATGTCGGCCATATGCCCGACCCCTTCCGTTTCATTCTTTGCATCCGGCTCTTCCGGACGTTTCTGGTCCCGCGGGAGCGGGAAACTAATTGACGCAGGCCCAACATCGCCGCCGCGCATAACCACGTCGAACGGGCTGTGTCTGCGCGGAACCACAGGGGCGGGTGCGTCACCGCGACCCGCGTGCGCGAACACAGACAGGTCAAAGCGGTTCGTCATGTTCGCGCTAGCCGCCTTGTCAGGCTCAGCAATGCGGTCCGCCAGACCCGCATCGACCGCCTCCTGGGCCGTGAACCACGTCTCGGCTTTCATCACCGACCGCCAGTCATCGACGGAACCACCGGCCTTGCCCGCATACATCGAAGCGATATTCTGCGATATGCGATCCAGGTTCTTCGCGGTCTCCTGCATGTCCGCCGCATTGCCCACCTTGGCCGAAATGGCGTCGTGGATCATCAACTCGGCATTCTCGCCCATCACCACCTCATCTGCCGCGGTGATAAGGAATGACGCCGCCGACGCCGCCACGCCATCGACGTGGGCCGTGACGTTGGCGGGATGCCGCGCGAGGGCATTCTTCACTGCAACCGCGTCGAAAACGTCGCCGCCGGGCGAGTTCACGTAGAGATTGATCTGGTCAACCTCAAGGCCGCCGATGTTCTGCACCAGATCGGCGGCTGGGATTCCGAACCAGCCGCCGATCACGTCGTAGATGTACAGGTCGGCCGAGGTCGGCTTGTCCGCAGAAGCGTCGCGCGCTTCCACCCGAAACCACTCGCGGTCTGGGGTTTGTGGGATCCCCAACGGGTTCTTACCGCTCATGCTGCATTCCCCTCATCGGTGCTTCCATCAGTGCTGCCATCAACCGGACCATCCGGTGCGTCCGGGGCATCCTGTTCAACACCGGCCGCTTTCCCCGGAGCCGTTTTCGGACCCGCGGAGCGTGCCGTAGCCGGGTCACGAGGCGGCATCCCGAACTTGTCCCGCAGGTAGTCCTCGAGCGGGTCGTCCATCGTGATCGCACCCGACATCACCAGCTGGTAAACCGCCTGCGACGTCGCCGGGTTCCGCGACCCGATCTCTTCAAACGTGAGACGCGGAATCGGCGTGTCCGACCCGTAGTTCAACC